CTTGTAAGATTTAGGTACATATAAGCATTAGATATCACGGTGCCACCAACAAGCCAGTCGTCTGTTAAACCAGAACCAGTTGCATTTCTTCTTTTAATTATCTTAAGTTCAGGAGCTACTGTAAGGTTGTGTTTATGGACTGCAGTCGAACCACTACCGCTATATGCAACTACATCCATGAAACCTGGGGCACGTTTGAACATCCAAGAGATATTAGTGTTGTTATATTGTTTTGACCACCCAACGTTACTATCAGCTATCCAAAGTGAACCGCCATTTACCTCTGCTACGTTAGTATTAGTCCTCATTACTTTGGAACCTGTAAGCCTGCTAAATGTAAAATTGTCACCAGTAGTGTTATATTCTTTTTGTATGGCAAGATCAACAGGAAACCCACTATCAAATGCTGGAATAGTAGAAGAACTATTACCTGTATCTACAGCAAACACTTCCGTCCCAACCTCAGGCGGCTTATGCGGACGGCGGATTGCCA